CGTTCATCAAACATTGGATTTGCTGCACGAAATATTGGGGGATATTGATACAATATGCAAAGATGCCCTCTATGCCGCCCCAGATTATCGCATTTTAGACACCGTTCGGGCGTTGGATGATATTTTATTTTCTGTCATGATTATCGGTGAATTACCAGGCCTCAGGCAATTTATTTCATATATTTCAAAGGGGGCACATTCTTCAATTTTAAGGCCGGCGGACGGAGCCATTTTAACCCTTCAAAAGGGCGAGTCTTGGCACACTTTGGATCAAGGCAAAGCCCGTCGCCGACCATTTTTTCATGAACCCAATTAGGCCCTCACAGTTTTTGCATTACCAATATTTAAGGCAAACAAATCCAAGCAAGATTTGATCTTACCCAAAATCGTATCGTCTTTTTGCGTGGGTGTTAAAGCCGACAATGCACTGGCTCCTGCAATAATCGATGTAATTGCCCCTAAAATATCGTTAAAATTTGTCATAATAAATTGAAACATGTTTTCTCCTTTCATTTGATAATAAGATTTAATAAGGCCACACAAATGGCCGTTGCTGTTGTGGCACAAATCGCCCCTAAAATTGTTTTAAAAGGGGCCAATTCTGCCCGTTGGACATAGTCTGATTTCAGCGCTTGATGAATCCGTTCGCAATTTGTTTTAGTTTGCACCGTACTTATAAACGACACCAATTCATCATGCACACTCAACACATGTGCATTAAGGGCGCGCATCTCTTTTTTGATACAAGCTAACTCACTTTGCAAATTTGCCACGGTTGCCATCAACTTGCCCGTTTCGATTGTCAGATTTGATGTGGACATTTTACCTCCTTTAATACAACGCATAAAAAAGATGATGCCCAATTTCCGCGCATGGTACCGCACATCTGGCCCACGATGGATTAACATTTAACGTATGATAATGCGTTGCCCCTTTGGTGTTATCTTTTAAAAAGCCCGCAATCGCCCTTTTTGCAACACGTTCACAGATTTGATACAACCTATTTTCACTTAAATCTTTTATCAGCAAAGCACGATTCGGATCATTGGCATTCCAACAAGAAAATTGAAAAGGTTTTAAACACACCTCTTCAATGGTTTTTCCCCACCAATAAGATCCAATCTTTTGAGCATGCTTGACACGATTTAAAATAACATTCGCAACGGCTTCAATACCTGATAATTTTTCACCACGCGCTTCACCAAACAAAGTTTTTGCAAATATTTCCAATTCTGTCATTTCTTTCTCCTTTAATTAAAAACTGCCACGCCATTTTTCGCGCGCCAAATGAACAAACGCATTGCGCTTCAATCGAACAGGCTCAGCCAACAAACACCCCGCCACCGCATCCAAAGCATCATCGTGACCTTTTGGTGCAAATGGATTAAAATCTTGCAATTCATCCACAAACGATGTTTGTTTAATGCTGGTGTGTATGGAAAGTGCTCCATTCATCAACGGCACCTCAAACGCAGACAAAATCCGATCTTGTTTGTGACGACGTGATATTTCCTCAATCACCGAACAAGCCAATTTGGCGCGATTTAATTCTTGACGCAGCAAGGCGGGTAAAAACTTGCCGATTCCGTTTGTTTCCAAATGAATTGCGGGCAAATGATTTTCCTTAATAAATTTCACCACTTCCCGACATTGAAAACCAGCTGCCTCTGCTTGTGGCGGCACCTTTAAATACTTGATACGATGCAGATAATAATGCCCATTGGTATCCGTAAAAACACACGCAATAACGCTGTTATCTCCCCCATTAGCCCCAAACGCAGGATCCCACCAACATGACACAGAAGCCATCTGTATGTTGCCGATTTTCAACGTGGCGGAATCGTTTGCTTCGTGATAAGATAACTCATCATCGTAAAACAACAAACGCCGCACATCCAAATGTGCCTCCGATGCTTGAATGGCCTTTAACATCATCTGGCTTTGGAACTTGATCAACCCTGTACGTTTTTTCATATCCTCCAACTTTTCAACGGGATATTTTTGGGGCCAATTTGATTCTCCTTTTTTATTCAAAACAGGAATCTTCAAGGTTGGCCAATCTTTCAAAAGGCCATCTGTCGTGTCGTACAGAGTTTCTTGTGTATGAGGCGTTCCGATATATAACATCATCCCATTGGGTGTCAGCACATATTCCAACTCGCCTAATTTGTGGCGCAACTCTTGTCTTTTAGGCCCAGTATCACATGTTTTAGGCACTTCCACATCATCACAAATAATGATATCTGCTCGGCATCCTGTTAAATTAGATCCCAAACCACGTGCCAAAACGGATGGATCACGTCCCGTGGATGAACAACGCACAGACAAACAATCTGACGCCCATTCTTCTGGCCTATCTGGCTTCATATCTTGGCACAAAGGGTGTTGCATAATAATCCGTTTAATGTGTTGCACCATTTTCTTGGCCAAGGTATGATCCGCCGCCACAATCAAAATCCTCAAATTCGGATTTTGACGCAAAAGCCACGCACAAAAAAGGCCCACCAATGTTGATTTACCAGATGCCCGAAAGGCCATTAACAGCCCCTTCTTTTCGTTCTGCCACAGGCGTTCCAAAAAACAACACATCGCTCGATGATGACGTGGCAACTCCAATTGCAACAGATTCATCCAAATCCATGCAAACTCAATCAAACGAATCGGATTCGCTTTCATCATTTGTTGCCTTTCGTGCTTGTTCTAAAAGATCTAACAGGTTGGGTTCTTCCTCTTTTGTTTGGGGCGTTTGCATCAACTTTTGAATCATCAAAATGTGTGCCAAAGCGGCTTTACATGCATTATGATAGGCGCCAAATTCTTTTGCCTCCATGGACACATTTTGATTTGCAAACTGGCAATAACCCGCCATCGCTTTTTGGAAATAATCCGCCCATGCGCCAGATAAATCTTTCATTTTATCCTGCATGTTTTATTCCATTTAAGAATCGGATGACATTTTTCCCAAAGTTGTGGCAGCATCCAACACATTTGTTTGTTGCCCAATTCGTAAATTATTTAACGTCAATAAATTTCTGTTATTCGTTTGCTTTAACCGATTATTTAAAGACTTTAACGAATATCGGGTCTTTTGTTGTTGATATTTATTCTCCATATCTGTTTCTTTTTCCATTGCATTCAAAACAACTTGCCCCGATCCAGATTCAGATGTCAACCCACTTGCTCCCAATCTTGCTTTATAACTGGATTGTTGTTGAGCTAATAAGTTCCTGTTCTTACGTTCTGTTTCACGTTGAGCGGCTTCTTGAGCCTCTCGTTCAATGGCGGCTTGTTCTTTGGCCAATTGATTTGCCCTTTTCGTTGCTTTCTTTTCGGCACGCTGTTTTTTATCTGTATAATAGGCCGACCCCAAAACAGATACAACAGCTGCAGCAGCTGCTACTTCTCCCATATTATCCTCCTAACTTTATATCACTTGTTATGGATACTAGCCGGAATGGTTGTGGGCTAGATCCTTTAATTTCCCACATAGGTTGGGTTGGACTGCGCACCCAGCCTAATGATCTTAAAACCAAATCTTTTGTCTTTTTTGTGTTTGGGCTATCCAATTGATAGGCGGCCAATTCTGGTACCATTTCTTGATGGACTCCCGTTCCTGTATCAATTTCCAAAGACTGAGTCCCAACCAAACGCAAAACTAATCGCACTAAACGGCAACTGGATACAGGCGCATTCCCATCATTTGCTGATGCGACGGGTGGCAATGGGATAACATTGTGTTCAAATGGCAATCCCACCTCCACAACCCTTGCGGCATGGGGCAAATAACATCCACCATCTTCAATGATTTGCCTGTCCAACACAATACCATCACCCGTCAAAGCAACCTTTTTACCCTCCAAATGGGCCAAATTTTCAAGGCGATCTATTGCCTCATCTGATGTAAATATATGCCCGCTGTCCGTATGTAAAGCATCATCAAAACATTCCAAACTGTATGCCTCATCTCGTTTGATAACAAAGTAAGCTTTATTGCCCAAAATAGCGACGGACAAAAATGATCCGTCTGTGATCTGTTCCGTCCAACTTTGTAAATTTTCGGAACGAAAACTGGTCAACACGACCAAATGCCCGTTGTTCATCACAACATACGCTTGACGTTCATATTTATCGTACGCCATATCAATTGGCGTTTGAATTAAATGATGCGCCAATAATGATAAATCTGTGGCTTGATAAATACCTTCCAAATCGGAAAATAAAAACTCACGAATTTCACGTCCATTCGTACTGGCAAAAATTGTTGCACCATCAATAGCCAAGGGTGGTACAAAAATATCCGAACGGCTGCCCACCTGTGTTTGGCGTTTCAATTGGATTTCACTTGGTGTTAAAGGATCCCCCGACACCATCCATTCGGCACTGGTGGTAAAAACTTGCAAGTGCCGATTCGCAAACAAGGCGGCAATATGGTCTGATTGATCCGATAAAATTGTAAATTCAATTGCTTCCGCATCATATCCAGATCCAGATTCAAAATTGGTAATATCTCCGGTTTGGCTGAGCCATAAAGTGCTGGGCAACGATTTGCTGCCACCAAACACCAAACGTGATTGATAGGTACAAACCGTTTGAGGCCATCCTTTTGCCGTACAAAATGCTGGCTCGCCCCAACCACGCGTTGCATTTAAGGCCGTTGATGGACCAATATTATCTCCTTCCAACAATTTTTGTTTAACAGTCGCTGTGGCGTGTGTACTGTCTGTCACTGATTGAATTTCAACATATCCATCTGCCAATTTAAATTGCTGTCCCACGTGTCGCGATTCAAAAACAGCCGCACTTGTGGTTAACGTCACAGATCCCGCACAGCCAGACGATGCCATTGTTACAGCATCTTTTCCGAATCGTGTATAAGGTTGCTTAATGCACCCGCCTTCGGTCAAAAATGTAAAAGCTTCCAAGCGCCATACATTGTTTTCATATACGAAACGTTGAGGGGCAACATCGGGATGAACCACCACGATACCATTAGAAATCTGGCTCCAATTGATTTGACGAATTTGGCTTGATGTCCATGGGGTTGTAATCGTTGTGGTCAAAGTATCATTTTGATAAATTTTTGTTGTCCCATTTTGAATCAACAATAAAAATTGCTCGGTACTGTTTGGTTCAAAAGCGATCAAGCGCCCAAATGATCCAACATCAGCCACATATTTCAACCCAGGACGACGATGAATGCCCCCTGTTGGTTCTAAAAAAACGTTTTTCAAAGCCATCGCCCCATTCGCATAAGCGGTCAAATCCACGCGCCCCAACAAATCGGTAGATAACTCTCCTGCCGAAAAATTGGTTTTACTTGAAAACAAATTTGTCATTGGCGCACCTCAATCAGCGAAAAATCTTGAAAACACGCAGGCACATCCTGTTGGCTGTCCGTCAATTTTGCCGCCTTAAATTCTTCATCAGCTCGTTGATACATATAATCTGTTCTTGTTGTACTTTCGGTCAAAGGCAAACATAACTCGGCCCCCAAACGCGCAATCAAGGCATTGCTGAAAAAAGGGGGAAAAGCCGATTCGTCGGGACGGGAAATATATGAAATTACAACTTGTTCTGCATTCGTATGTAATGTATTTCCAATAATTTTATATTTTAATCCCTGACTTTTGCTGCCATTTCCGGCCGATAGGACACGCACACAATCGTTTGGCAATTGATAAGCATATTGATAATCGGCCGTCGGCGTTGAAACAAGACGAGCCAATCCAGCTTTTTCCAATGCAAAACGCCATGGATATGCCGCCAACAAACTTTCCACCGTTGGTTCATACAATTGCGTGCAAACTTTGGCTTCGGCTGTCGCTTCATTGAATGAAGCAATAGGATTTGCTCCTAATTTCACCAATGCACGAGAGCATAAATCAATTTTTGTATAAGTCATTTTGGCTTCCTTTCAAAAAAAGCCCCCTCCGTTTAAGGAGGGAGCCGCTATTTAACAAGTTTTTTTACGATCCTTCGGCAGCAGATTCTGCGGCTGGCGGTGTATCCAAACACACCATTTTTACTACGCCATCTTTATCAATCAAACAGGCGCCTTGGCTCATCATGTTGTTCACATAATGGGCAGCATAATCGCCATGCCATGTGATGTCTGTTGTAATATCTTGACCAGCGGCCAAACCAACGGCGGATTTATGATAGATAAAGCATGTCGTTGTTGCGCTGTCACCAGAACCAGATGTCGGTAATCCCGTGTGCATGATCCAGTTGATGCCCATCCACTTGCGAGATTCAGAGCCCGCCACAAAGGGATGTTCATTACCAACATAGTTGGCATTAGAAAATTCATCCAAGCTGAGCAATTGGTTCCATTGAGCTGGCCCCACAAGCGCATAGCGTTCCCCATCGTCTGGCACGTTTTTGGCATTCAATGTTTCGAAGGCCTTCAAAATGCGTTCCTTGGTTAAGGCTTCGCTGGATGTCCCAGCTGTTGCTGTGGCATTGGACAAAGCGCTGATGATCAAAGCGTCTGTTTTACGACCCAAGGCATACGCACCCGCTGTGGCCAACACTTTGCGTTCATCGTGTCCAACTTTTAATTCATCCAATTTATCCACCCATTGGCCTGCATACCAGTCAGACAATTCACATTCCACAGGGGCATGTGTGACGGCAGATGGTGTCAATTGCGCATTTCTGGCCGTTTTTTGGTTGGCACTTTGTGCTCCAATCACTTGGAAGGTTGTGCTTGTTCCCGTAATACCGCCTTTGAAACGAACGGTGTTACGCAATTTGGAACCTTGTTGTTGATAAGCATTATGTACTTCCGCTTCAAAGTGTTTGACAAATGAAGCGTCAATAGCTGTTGATGTCATATAATTATTCCTTTCATTTTTTATTTTTACTGTTGGTTCATGGGTTGTGAAGTTTCCTTCGCCCGATTTTTAGTGGGGTCCAAAGACTTGTCCACAAAAAGATTAATCGTACAAGCGTTTAAATCCCGCTTCTACGCGTTTTAAAAGTTCTGGATCTTGATCGCGCCAATACTTTGGATTTTGCATCAATTTTTTCAATGTTTCTTCATCATCTACCGTGGTCACTTGTCCACGTCCTTGAATTAAAGGCGCCTCCAAATTTCCTTGCATCATTCTATACAATGTCATGATACCATTTTTGGATTTTGCGAGTGCTTCAAATGTGGCAGGATCAACATTCTTTTCTGCCCAGGCCGAAATTTGACGTGCAATAGTATTGAATTGTTCTGGACCACCAAATTCTTGTTCCAACCCCTGTAATTCACGATCGGTAGCAATATCTTGCACCATTTCTTCCATCAGCGGTAAAATTTTATCCGTGGCCAAATCATACACAACCTGAGCTTGATCATTGGTGAATCCATGTTGAAACAAAATCTCATTGATTTCTTCATCCGATTCAATCAATGGATTTTTGCTTACAATATGGTATTCTTTGGCTGATTTTGGCATTTCGGCTTCTGGCTTTTTAGATTCAGACATT